CAAGTTTCTGCAATCTGGCACCGGTGCTGTGCCGCGCCTTATTGAATCAAAACTGCAAGATGTGGTAAGTGTAAAAGATTTTGGGGCAGTGGGAGATGGGGTTATTAACGACAGACCAGCCATCGCTGCAGCAATTGCTGCCGCCGCAGTGCTTGGAGCGGCTGTGTACTTTCCTCCCGGCACTTATTACAAAGCGGGTACAGGTAGCACTGAATCAATTAACGCGCCCGCTAATACAAAAATGGTCGCTCACAGTGACGCAACTATTAAATGCGAAGGGTACCCGATCTTAACTCTCAATGACGGGTGCGAAGTTAGCGGGATCATATTTGATAGCGCTGCTGGCGGTGTTTCGATTGGATTAGAAATAAAAGGCAACGACATTACGGTACGCGACTGCATCTTCAAGGGCGGAAGTCAGTTAATTTACCTATACACAGCAGATAGGTTGCTGGTTGACGGTTGCCGTTTTGAGCAGGAATGTGGGTATCAAGTAATCCAAAAGGCAGGGTTTACTTCCAATGATTGCAGGGTGGTAAACTGCACATCAATCAACTGCAAATCGGACTTTGTTGAGCTTAATTCTGAAGGCGCAAACCCATGCAAGAACTGGCTCATTTCGGGCAACCTTGTTCGCAATCTTATTAACCCGTCGCTTCCAACCTCAACCAGGACCGAGTGTCGTTTCTTTGGCGCCACAGCAACGGATGGCGTTATTATCACAAACAACATCATCGACACGATTGCGGGAGACTCCGCAATTCACTGTGAGGGCGAAACAAAGAATCTCACTGTGTCAAACAACATCTTTATTAACTGCCACTCGCAGTTCGGCAAGGTGATGTTTTTCCCTGCTGGAGCGCTAATTGATTCGTTTCACTTTTCAGACAATGTGATCCGCTACACATCTGACTTTACTGCGTGGACAAGTGAAGGCTCATTTCTAATTCAAGCAAACAACAACGACGAATCTCGACTATTTATCACTAATAATACGTTTACGAATGAGTCAGCTGTAGTGATGAATGTTGCTTCGGTTTCCGATACGGATGATGTAGTGATCACAGGCAATAGAATTGTTGGGTTTAATATTGGCGTTCAGTCCAATTTTGGCGGAGCTGGTGCAAATCCAAGAGCCAGAAAAACCATTTTCTTCCGTAACAATGTTCTAAGGTCCTGCACTACTGGATGCAGTATCAATGAAACCGTCACAAACAGACATTATAGATGCTTGATCGACGACAACGTTTTTATAGATGTTACAGATGTTTATCTTTCTGGCGACAATTCTATGCCAGAGTCGCTGACTGGGAATACTTGCCGTGGCTCCACAACTATCGACGAAGCCAAGGTTATAGGCACTAAAGTGTCTGTTAATCATGTCAATAACAACTGGTTAGATTCCGATGCGACAACCACACGAAAAACATCGCAGAACTATGTAAATACCGGCGTTGCTAAAACGCTATTTACTGCGTCCGAGTATGGCTCTTACGAGCTGCACGTCAAATGTGGCGATGAATCAGGCATCAACTCTAACAACTCAAGTGCAAAAATTGTCAGACTTGACTACAACAGCCCCATTGATGTTGACCTGACCGAACTTCTATCAAGCAACTCCGGTAGTGGTGCTGGCTTTACGCTGTCATTAAGCGGCACCAGCATACAGTTCACGGCGGCTGCAAATAGAGCTGTACGTGTCACTCTTCAGAACAGCCAATTTCCAAGTCACACGCCAAACGCTATTGCGTCCTAATTTTTATGATCACTGCGGTGGGTAGACACCGTCAGCCCATCTCTCGTCTGCATGTCTCGTATTTGGCGCAACGGTCGGCAGCGCACCCTTTAGAATTAGTACCTTGCAAGGCTGAACATGGCTAATGTCAAAATTTCCGAGCTAACTGCTCTCACTCCGCCTGATGCCGCCGACTTGGTGCCGGTAACAGATGCCAGCGCCAGTCAAACCAAACGCACCACAGTTGGTGAAATTGTCGGCATCATCACTGGCGATGTCGAGGTTGCCAACGACGGCACCGCAACGATCAGCGAGCTGCCAGTCAGCAAGCTGCAAGATGGCGATGCCCGCCAATTGCTGCAGACTGCCGCTAATGGCACGGATGTTGAGTGGACTGACGATGTTGATATTCCCGGCACTTTGGACGTAACTGGTCAATCCACACTGGCTAGTGCTGCAGTCAGCGATTTGACCAGCGGGCGCGTGGTACTGGCTGGCACAAGCGGTGAGCTGGAAGATAACGCCGGATTGACCTTTAATGGCACGCAGCTTGCTGTTGATGGCGATGTTGCCATCGCAAGCGGCAAAGAGTTTTATATCAATGGCAACGATGTACTCAATGCCACCACGCTTGGCAGCGGTGTCGTCAACTCCAGCCTGACCAGCGTTGGAACGATCAGCAGCGGCACTTGGCAAGGTACTGCGATTGATGACACTTACCTTGCCACCATCAGCACCGCAGGAAAAGTTAGCAACTCGGCTACTACGGCTACCAGTGCTAACACTGCAAGTGCGATCGTTGCACGTGATGCGTCCGGTGATTTTAGCGCTGGCACGATTACAGCCGCACTAACCGGCAATGCTGATACTGCTACAGCATTAAGCAGCAACAGAACATTCGCCCTTACTGGCGACATCACCGGCACTGTCAGCAGCGATCTGACCAGCGGCGCAAGCATTGCTACCTCGATCGCATCAGGCGTGATCGTCGATGCTGACGTGAATGCTTCGGCTGCTATCGCTGGCACGAAGATCGATCCAGACTTTGGCAGCCAAACAGTGGAGACCACTGGTAATGTAATTCTTGGAAAACTTGGTGCAGGCGGTGCAAACTTCGGCACTGCAGGCCAAGTCCTAGTAAGCAACGGTTCCAGCGCAGCACCATCTTGGGAGCAAATTACACCGTCTGCTGTATTCGGCTGGGATCATGACGACAACACTTACGGCCTGTACTTACCTGGCACCAGTATCAAAGTCAGTGATCTTACCGGCACTGTTGATATTGATGTTCAATCTCGGATGCGTCGTTGCGTCATCAACAATTCCGGTGTCGTTCAGTATTACTTAGACGCGGATGACAGCGACCTTAAATCAGGTGATTGGTTGCGTATCGTAGAAACTGAGGCACTTGATACCGCTTATACCGGCACAATCAGCGAAAGCACAAACTCATCGTTGCGTGTTGGTGTTCCTGCATGGGCGGCTGGTACGTTTACTCTCGGTCAGCGTGTTACCCATAGTGGCTCTCTGTGGGAGTGCATTGCGGCAACCACTACGGCTACACCTGCTGCTGGCACCGTAGCAAGCGATTTGACCGGCACTGATGGGCAAGTCGTAGTTGAAGTACCAGCGTTCTCTGTCCGGTACGGCTTCTTGAACGGTGTTCACACCCGTGAAGTACGTCTTGGATGTAATGACTCCTTGATCGCGCAGGGGTTCCAGCCTCATCCAGCCTTCATCAAAACTGATGGCACATACAAAGATGCGTTTTACATTGGCGCTTATCACACCTACGACGATGCTGGTACAGGTTCTAGCGTTAGTGGTCAAACTAATACGCGCAGCCAAACTCGCGCTACGTTCCGCACTGAAGCAGAACTCCGTGGTACTGGCTGGCATGTGTTGTCTTACCTAGAACTAGCCGCCATTCAAACGCTGCTTGTTTGTGAATTTCAAGATTACAACTCACAGAAGGTTATTGGCAATGGCTCTGACGCTGGCACGACCTATGGAATAACAACAGGCCAGAGCGACGGCGATGGCAACCACAGCGTCAACAGCACTGATAACGCTTCCGATGCTGATGACTACATGGCATATCGCGGCATTGAAAACCTATATGGTCGTGCTTTGCAGTTTGTTGATGGCATCAACGTTTATGAACGTGTAGTTTATTTAACGAACGATCAAACGGCTTTTGCAGATAACACCGCTGATGGTTATGAGTTTTACGCTCAGGTGCCAACTGGCTCGTCGTCATACCAGAAAGAGTTGCACCCCTTGCCGGATGTGTTCTTGCCATCAGTCGTAACTGGCGCAAGTGCTACCACATATCTTGGTGATGCTTTCTGGACTTCCACCGGTTGGCGTGTGGCCCGTGTGGGGGGCAGTTCCGCTTATGGTGCGCAGGCTGGGGCCTTCTGCTTGGTTCTGTACGATGATTCGGGCCTTTCCGTCCCGGCCGTCGGGTCTCGCCTAGCGTACGCCGCAAATTAAGATAAGCTACAATTATAGTGTGATGCCAAATTACATCACGTCGGGCTTGACTCTGTTTTCCCGGTTGGCGTGTAGCCAATGTGGGAGGCAATTCCAATAATGGTACGCAGGATGGAGCCTTCTACTTGAATCTGAACAATGATTCAGGCAATTCCAACACGAACATCGGATCTCGCCATTGCCCTCAGGTTAAACAAAAACCATACAGAGCAAGCCTTACCTCTTGGTAAAACAACTGCAACGCATAAAGCATTAGTAGGCATACCGAACATGCTGCGACGCTGAGGGCTTAAAAATGAAACGATATGGTAATCTATACTCTCAAATTTGTGACATAGAAAATCTTAGGGTTGCCTACGAAAACGCAAGACGAGGTAAAACCAAAACGCGTCCTGTCATGAAGGTTGACGAAAACCCTAATTGCTATCTCCTCAAAATACAACAAATTTTAGAAGATGAAGTATTTGTCAATGGTGAATACAATACTTTTGAATTGATAGAACGCGGTAAGCACCGAGTCATTCATGCGCTGCCGTTTTTCCCAGACAGAATTATTCATCATGCAATTGTGCAAGTGTTGGGACCAATATGGATAAAAACATTTATCCGTGATAGTTATTCATCAATACCAGGGCGCGGCGTACATGATGGCGTAAGGCGTATTAAGCGCATAATACCAAACTGCAAAGGATGGTACGCACTTAAATGTGACATCAGAAAGTTTTACCCATCAATAGACCACGACACGCTTAAGGCGATTATCCAAGCAAAAATCAAAGATCCAAGCGTGCTTAAAATCTTGGACACTATTATTGACTCGGAAGCAGGCGTGCCAATTGGTAATTACCTTAGCCAGTACTTCGGCAATGTCGTTTTAAATCCGTTTGACCATTGGATAAAAGAAGATAAAGCTGTCAAATATTACTTCAGATATTGCGACGATTTTGTGCTGCTAGACCCAAGCAAAGAACGACTTCATGAATTGAAAAAAGAAATCGAAGACTACTTAAAAGGACTGAAGCTGACACTTAAAGGAAATTGGCAAGTGTTTCCCATTGACGCGCGTGGCGTTGATTTTATGGGCTATCGGTTTTGGCACGATAAAACCTTAGTGCGTAAGACTACTATAAAAAGATTCAAGGAAAGGTTAAAAATAAAACGCATGACCCTGAATGAAGCGATTCGTTTACGGCATGTCATTGGCTCTTTTTATGGGTGGCTTCGATACGCGGACACTGGTACAATAATAAATAGTTACGTGCTACCAGCAAAATCTCATGTCCGATCCTACCTTGGTGAACTACGGCAGCGACTATCCCAAGCCTCGCCTAGTCAGGGGTGAATGGCTTGTGCCTTATGCCATTACCTCCAGCACCGATGAGGATGGTGTAATTACCTATGAAGCAAAGGAAGCAGCAAGCAAGACCTTGTTTGCTCATGACCTAAACGCTGTAATCCCAGCAGGTCATGATGCCGACGCCATCGAAGCGATCAAACACGGCATCAGGCTTCAGCGTGCTGCAGAGTACCCACCGATGCAAGACTACCTAGATGGCGTGGCCAAGAGCGACCAAGAGCAGATTGACGATTATATCGCCGCGTGTCTTGCGGTGAAAGAACGCTATCCGTTTCCCGAGCAGTCGTAGTCCCCTTCACTACTTGCTCGGTAACTTGCTCGGTAAGTAGTCTTTGACGCTACAATGTCAGTGTTGTTGTTTTGATTCCCATGAACC